GGATCATTGCAGCTCCATCTACCAGTACATAATCTCCAGCTTTAGTATCCTGGCAAGTAGGTCCTACTTTAAGGACCTTCATGATTTTCTCAGCTTCTGGTTTAATCATAATAATACCAGCAGCACTGGTTTTATACTCTTTAAGCTCTAGTAAGATCTGATTATAAGCTGGTGTGTAATTTTTTAGCTTCATGTTGTAAGTTTTTAAATAGTTGTAAGTTCAGTAAGTTATTATTTAGCAGCATTCACAGTTGTAGGATCTGACAAGTGTGGTGACAAATGCTTAATTCTACGTCCTTTAGCTAATGCATCAAGTTCAGCATATAATGTATTAACTGCCTTAGAATTAGATTTATCAAGCAACCAGTCTACAGCTTCTCTCAGGTTATTACCTAAAGTTTCTCCTGTTTCTTTAAACTGCACTTTAGCTCTAATTCTTTCTAAAATACCATATTTCACCATTTCCATGATATCATACTTAGCAGCCAGGTGCTTATCATTTACAATAGCTACAAACTTTTCAAGTTTCTCAGCATTTGCAATATCACTATCATCAGGATTAACTGTAGCTTGAGCTTTTAAAGCCAGGATCAGGTTATCATTAGTAAGATCTCTGGTAGAAACACCAAGAAGTGTTAATACCATTTCTGCTTTGTTCATATCTTTATTAATATTCAGATATTCACGCTGAGCAGCATCTTCTTTATCTCTGAGTTTAGTTTTACCTGCAGTTTCAACTATATTATCATGGATGTAAAACTGGATGTGCTGATATCTTTCTGCAGCATCTTTATTGGCACCAACCTGGGGATGGCCTATAATGTGCCTGTATCTTAAATAATCCATTAATTTTAATGGAGGATTGTTTTCTGCAAGTTCTCCTTCACTTTCTAAACCTATCTCTAATCTTAAACCTTCTGGTGGAATTTTAGAATGTATGTCTTTATAAAAGTTCTGGACCTGCTTACGAAATTCAAACTTGTTATCTATAGGATTAACTCCTGATAAGATTTCCGGCATTAGAAAATCTTCTTCTTTTCTGGTTAGACCAGTAGCATAAACTTTACCTAGTTCTTTCCAGTAAGATCCTATACCTTTAAAGGCCATATTAAAATAATCCTGTACTTCAGGATCTGTGTTAGATTGCTGAATAAAATTCGGCTTTCTGTGAATTTCTACAATTTTACTTGGCATGTTGTTTTTAAGTTTAGTTTGTAAGTTTTTATTTAAGCATTACTTCCTGACATTGCATTTGTTATTTCTAACCAATGATTTAAAAAATCATTTAATTCTTCTTTATCAAATGCTGGATTATAGACTGTACTATCTTGATTAAAAGCAGCAATTACGCTATCATTTGATTTTCGTTTAAGCACTATCTTTAGGGCTGTAGGAGATCCTGGTACAATATCTTCAGGATCCAAATTACCTTTTAGGTATGTAATAATCTCTTTAGCTTCTTCTGATACATCTTTATCAAAACCTACTTTATAAGTAGTTTCTACTTTATAAGTATCTACTAGAGACTTATAACTTCTGATTGTTTCTGAGTCTTCCATAGTTTTTAACAAATTTAACATAAAACATAGTTAAAAAGCAAAACCCCAGGAATTACCCTGGGGTTAAGCTTACTGAACTTACAACATTTGCTTAGTAAAAAGCATCTTTAGTTACAGATAAACTGCTTAGATAGCGTAGTTTCCAAGACCAGCAATACACTCTAGGTGCAAGCTGGTATTTCCTCTGCGCAACTGGCAACCTCCTACCATCAGTCTGTGGTAAGAAGATTTATCTATATCAGTAGTTACCAGGGACAAGTTACCTTGGTTCAGGTTACCTGCTCCTTGAAGAATCTGGTACTGTCTAGGAAGTGGAGCCATACCAGGTACTACCCCGTGTAAGAACTTCCGGCCTTTCTCAGTTACACACTGAAGATTGGCTTCTCCATCATACATACCATCATCAATAAATACCATTCTGTAGGATTCTAGTGGGTAACCAGTATCAGGGTGAAGTGGTGACTTCAACGCTCTACGGCCATAATCAAAAATTGGATTATGTTTCACTTTGATGTAATAACCATCAATGTGGTACATGGCATCAAAGAAGCCCATAGATACCAGGTTGTAGTTACTACCTCCTACAAATTTATGTGCAATATCACCTGCACCTGCAATAGCAAGCTGGGTTACCCCTGCAGATTTCATAGCAGCATCAAATTCTCTCATACCACCTCTACCAGTGTACAGGGTAATGCTCATTCCATCAGTATCTGACTGACCAAACAAGGCATTAGCTACTGTATTCTGCAAGTAGTTATAGGTAAGTGAGCTATAGGTCGAATAGTTGTTAATTTGTTCAAGGATACCTGAACCAGTGGGAATGATCTTCCCAGTAAGGATATCTTTCAAATCAATCAAGCTATTAGCTTTTCTGTTGTATCTGGAATACCAGAACATGTGTTCTACTTCTTCCAACCAGGCTCTTTCAAATTGGTAATGTTCAAAATCCATCCAAAGGTTAGATTCAACTCTGTTGCCATCTTTTCCTTCAGCATCAATTCTGATAGGCATTACTTTGTTTGCAGCATTACCAGCCCATTGGTGAGACAGACGGATAATACTCATCTGATTCTTGAATTTACCTGGAGCTACACGCTTAAAGCTAGTACCTCTGGATTCAGATTCAGGATTGAAAGTATTAAGTTCTACCCACTTGGCACCAGCAGTCATCTCTGACAAAGGCACTACTACTTTATCATTCACAGCATTGAGCTGCAAAGTGTAAAGCCAGCCTTGCTGAACTTTTTCTGGTGGACGAAGAATATATGCCTGAACTCCAAGAGGAGATTCAATCATATAATTTTGTTTTGCCCAGTTATCAGTAAAGGTCAGTGTAAACTGAGCATTACCATAACCAGCATTAGGGTCAGTATTGGATTCAGCTATTACAATAGCTTTATTCAATCTTGACATTACAGGATACGTGTACTGAATATCATTCAGTTCTTTAACCTTGGAGTTGCCGGTTTTAAAACCATTGGGGGTTACAACATCTCCCATAGTGGACATCGCCAAAGGAAAAGATCTTGTACTATCACCCAGCAACCAGGTCAACTTCTGCGATAGTTCATCAGGCTTACCATATCTCTGGTGGTAGAAATTCTGCTCATCAAGCAAGTCTTTACCATCAAAAATATCAGCTTGCACCTGGAACTGAAATTTGTTACTTCTTGCGCTAAGTGACATAATTGAGTGTGTTTAAATTGTTTATTGTATAATTATTTATAAAATTTATTTTGCTGTAAATACATCAAATGTTGGTAGAGCTTTAGCCTTATTAGCTGCTGCTATTGCTGCAGCATCCTGGCTTGCAGTAGTAACAGTAGCTTGAGAAACTCTACGCTGAAGCTTTCTTACCATCTGGGTCTGAGCTTCTTTTTTAACAAAATCATCAAGCTTACCTTCTTTAAACCCGAAGAACAACTGTTGCAATACTGGTATTAATGATTTGTCATTTACCGGTAAAACAATCTGGTATCCATCTTTACCATCAGAATATATATTCTTGATAGCATGTTGATAGAAAGCTTCCCTGTCTGCTTTATTCAAGATTGTGAAATCTCCGAGTTTACCTGCATCAGTTACTTGTTTGATAGCAGCTTTAAACTGAATGTTTCTTTTATCCTGAGCTTCTTTTTTAGCTTTAGCTTCTGCTAATACTATTTTCTGGTTATCTTCCTGAGCTTTCTGAAGTTCTTTCAAAGCTGCATTAGCAACTTCAAGCAAACCTTCTTTAGAATCCTCATCAGCTTCTACCATCCTGGTAGCTCTTTTTTGGTCAAAGCCTTTAGAGAGATAATAATCAGTTAGCAATGCTTTCTGAGCTTCTTTATTATCTTTATCCAGAACAACTTTACTGAAATCCACCTGATCTGCATTTACCAGGTCTTCCAGTTGACCACCATTTGCAATATGTTCTAATACCTGATATGCTTTTGGATAGGTATCTTGCAAATATTGCAACTGTTCTTTTTGAGCTTTAATAAACAAAGCCTGGTCCCTTAAAGCTGCACCTTCTGGTGATTCAGGATCAACATTTTTATAATCTACTTCAACCTGGATTCCATGAATCTTCTGAACATCTTCCCAAAAACTACCTGGTTCTTCAAATAAGCCTTTAGCAATCAGATAATCTTTTTCTTCTTCTGTTAAAGTTTCAGGAGTTTTCTCAGCCTTATCAATCAAAGCTGCTTCCTGATTAGCATCCAGAGTAACAGTAGTTTTAGCTGCTGCTTCTGTTCTTTTTTTCTCTTCTTCAAGTTTAGCCTGGTCCTGTTTAGCTTTATCTAGTTGGTCCTGCTTAGCCTTGTTTTCAATCTCAAGCTTGTTTTTCTCTTCCTGAAGCTTAGCTTCATTTTGTAATTCAGCCTGAGTTTTAGTAATAGAATTACTTGCTTCTACTTTTTGTTTAGTAAGCAAACCAACTTCTGTAAAATCATCCAGAGTTGGTAAGCTGTTAACGTCTGTTGTTTGTTCTTTTGCCATAAGCTTGCGTTGTAAAGTTTAAGTTTTAAATTATATAAACAATAAATCTCAGTAAGTTTTGAGTTTATAAGTTTCTGTAGTTATTATATTATCCAGCTTTTACTTCTTTGATTTCGGTTTCTTACTATCAAACTTGTTTTTATTCTGCTTGGCTACTTTAAGCTGGGTGTCAGCTTTGTATTTCTCCATGCCCATTTTCTCTGCGTGCATCTCTCTGGCATCCTGGAGTTTTTTAGCTTCTAAAGCAAGTTTTTCACGTTCAGCAGCTCCTTTTTGTAAAAGCTCATCTCTCTTGATCATGCTATCTTCTATAATGCTAGGGTCTAAACTATCACTACCTTCTGTGTTAGCAAGCATGTACTGGCCTTTAATATGCTCAATGTCTTTCTCTTCATTGTACTTCTCAGCCTGAAGCATACTATCAAAAGTATATTCAATTTCTTTGTATTGCTTCTGGATTTCCATTTTCTGAAGCTCCAGATCAGATTCTGCTTGTTGCATTTTACTGGCTTTCTCCATCTCTTCAGCTTCCATGCCCTTAAGCACAGATTTAAGCTTAGCAATGTTATTAGCCTGAAGCACTTCAGCAACTACTGAAGGTTTAGCTCCCTGAGCAGCAAAATTTGCAGCTTGCTGTTTCATGGTTCTGACATCTTCTAAATCAGAAGAACTGTTGCTAACATGAACATTAAATACAGTTTCTGTATACCTGGCAGGATCTATTTGCAACATGATACTCTGCATATCATCTGCATAGTGAATAGCTCTTCTTCCGGTTAAATCTGTGAACTTTGATAGATCCAACAAACCTTGTCTTTCAGTTCTGATGAACTCATCAAAATTTGCAAACATCCTTTCTGAAATAACACTAGATTGATATCTGGCAGCATCTATACCTGAAGCAGTTTCAGAAGCTGCAACCTGACCTTTTCTTTGGGGTGTAAAACCTACTAGCTGGTCCCATTCAGATCTGATGTAATCCATGATCTTAATGAGGTTAGCTATGTGTTCAAACAAGCTTAGATCTAAAACCTGGTATTGGTTCCAGCCTTTATCTACACCAATTTGATCTCTGTTTAGCAAAGCAAAACCATTGGCTTCTGACCAATAGAAGAACTTCTCTTCATCCCAACCTTTAGTGTTAGGGATAGTATTAATATCCAACAAAGCTATTTTACCTTTGGATTTAGCTAGCGCTAGTTCCAGCCTGTAATGCAGGATTATGTACATTATTTGATAAGGCAAGCCTAGTTCTACAATACTGGTATTTCTTGCATGGGTATCAGAGAACCTGATGCCATTATACAAACCCTTACTATAACCAAAATCAAACTCCTGGTTTCTCTGGGCTTCAATTCTTTTAACTCCCAGGTAGATAATCTCACTTTCTTTTTCTCTGCCTTTTGCAGGGTTAGAAGACACGTTTGGAGAATCTACCCTGTAACCTTCCCACCATTCTGGAATCCAGATCCATTCTATAGTTTCACCGGCTTTTTTATCTGCTTTATAGTTTTCATCAACTTCTATAAGCTGTGGTCTGCCAAATTCATCATTGTAACTTAAGATGCCTATTTTCTTATAAAATTGCCATGTAACATGATACATGGTAAGTTTTGATCTCTTTAGATCTTCTTCTTTCCGGTAAGTATTTCCAAAGAGGTTATTAAAATACGGTGTAGTAAATGGGGCACTTGAACTTTGTTCTTCTATCTGATCAATATTAGAAGCTGTAAGCTCATCATAAAATTTACTAACTACATCAGAAGGAAGTGTATAAATTCTTCTTACCACCCAACTGGCATCTTCTATATATTTAGTATCAGGAGCTTTATCATAATCTATGTCCATTGGAGAAACTCTCTCATAGATTATCCTG